AATCTAAAGCAGGCTATCAAGATCATTCTAACGGGAACAGAGGATGAGTTGATAGAGTTTGTGTCGTCGTTCAAAACAAAGTTCTTGGACTTGTCTATAGATGAAATTGCATTTCCCAGAAGTGTAAACAACATATCCAAGTTCGAAGATGGCGTAAAGATTTGGAAGAAGGGAACTCCGATTGCAGTCAAGGGTGCTTTGGTTTACAACAAGCAGATTCGTGATTTAAAGTTGGAACAGAAGCATGACAAAATTCAGGACGGAGACAAGATCAAGTTTGTCTCCTTGAGAGAACAGAATCCTTTTGGTTGTAACGTGATTTCGTTTCCCGGTAAACCACCAAAGGAATTTGATTTGGATAAGTATGTGGACTACAATAAGCAGTTTGAAACATCGTTCCTAGAACCACTGAAGGTTATACTGTCCCATATCAAATGGGACTACGAAAGGAAGGCAGTTTTGTTTTGACAACATTGCATTTAGAACTTGACGATAAACAATTAAGGGTTATACTATCCCTCATCGGCAATGAGATTGAGGATCTAGACTTAAAGATTTCAAAGGGCATAAAGGACAGTCAATGCTCGTATGAAGAAATTGCCGAGGTAACTAGAATGAGAAATGGCTTATCTTGTCTTAGAGACATTTTGAATAGGAAAATGAATGAACATAGATGATTTGATTAAGGCATCCGGTAATGAACATGCTGGTATTGTCGAGGAAGGATTAGTTTCTGATGTTAGATCTTTTATTGATACTGGCTCTTTTTGCTTCAATGCACTTTTATGTGGAAGTCTATGGGGTGGTTTGCCGGATAATAAGATCACTGCCTTGGCTGGAGAATCGGCTACCGGCAAAACTTTCTTCGCTCTTGGCATCGTCCATAAGTTCTTGTCTGACAATCCTGATGCTGTTGTGTTATATTTTGATACTGAGCAGGCTATCACCTCAAGCATGGTTCGAGAGCGGGGGATTGATCCAAAACGGATTGCCATTCTCCCGGTAGGAACCGTAGAGGAGTTTCGTCATCAGGCAATTCAAGTTCTCGACAAGTATCGTGAAGAGAAAGACAGAAAGCCTATGCTTATCGTTCTAGATTCTCTTGGTATGCTTTCAACTGAGAAGGAAATGGCAGACACAGCCGAGGGCAAAACCACAAGAGATATGACTCGGGCGCAAGTCATCAAGGCAACCTTCAGAACTCTTACCCTCAAGTTGGGTTCTGTTGGTGTTCCAATGATTATGACGAATCACACCTACGATGTAGTTGGATCAATGTTTCCCACAAAGGAAATGGGCGGTGGATCTGGACTGAAGTATGCGGCATCCACAATCGTATATCTCTCTAAGAAGAAGGTAAAGGAAGGAACTGATGTCATTGGAAACATCATTCACTGCAAACTCTACAAGTCTCGACTGACAAAAGAGAACTCTATGGTAGATGTGATGTTGAATTATGATAGTGGCTTGAATCCATACTATGGTTTGGTTGATCTTGCAATGGAATGTAATGTCTTCGAAAAACTAGGAACACGAATTCAAGTGTCGGATGGCTCCAAGGTATACGAAAAGGCAATCTATCGTGAACCAGAAAAGTATTTTACCGATGAAGTGATGCAAAAGATCGAGAAGCATGTGTCATCAAAGTTTAAGTATGGTTCTTCTTTGGAGATTGCCACAGATGAAGACGTATGAGATAGTTCAAGGCAAGAACACCGGAGCAACAGCAGTTAAACTTTTGAGGAAGCCTTTCAGAAACATGATCGTTTCTTTTGGTAAGGTTGGCATACGAGAGACCAAAAACGGAGCCGGACTTGCATTTGACTTTTCGGTGATCAAAGGAAAGATGCCGAAGACTTCTGCAAAAATTGCCTTGCTCGAAAACACTCTCGGTGATATACTAGTTGATATTCTTGAAAATAACATCGACGATGTGGAGTTCACAGGTGGAAACGACTGAAAAAACCATACTAAGAAATCTGATGGTGAACGAGGAGTATGCTAGAAAGGTTTTGCCTTTTCTGAAGACCGACTACTTTCGTTCAAGGGTGGATAGAACTGTATTCGAGATGATACGAGATCATTTGACGCAATACAATGCATCACCCACAAAAGAAGTTCTTTCCATAACGATTGATGAAAAGACAAACCTAAGCGAACAAGACTACAAAGATTGCATCATTCTCATCGACCAAATCTCACAGATTACAGAGAAGGCAGATGTATCTTGGTTGACGGATAAAACAGAAACTTTTTGTAAAGACAGAGCGATATACAACGCGATTCTAGAATCAATCGAGATCATTGACGGAAAATCCAAAACGAAAACTAAGAATGCTCTTCCAGAGATTTTATCGGATGCTCTTGCCGTTTCATTTGACGAACACATCGGACACGACTATGAGGGAGATGCTGATTCTCGGTTTGATTTCTACCACCGAGTAGAAACCAAGATGCCATTTGATCTTGAGTTCTTCAACAAGATTACCAATGGAGGTGTTCCCAACAAAACACTAAACATCATTCTAGCAGGGACTGGTGTGGGTAAGTCTTTGTTCATGTGTCATCATGCTGCTGCGTGTTATGCTGCGAACAAGAATGTTCTATACATTACTTGTGAGATGTCAGAAGAAAGAATTGCAGAGAGAATAGATGCTAACCTCATGGATATTACCTTGGACGAACTGAAGATATTACCCAAGGCATCCTATGAAAAGAAGATACAACGAGTCACCAAGAACATTCAATCAAAGATGATTGTGAAGGAATACCCAACTGCAACTGCAAATGTCCAGCACTTCAGAACACTACTGGAAGAATTGAAACTGAAGAAGAACTTTGTTCCCGATGTGATATTCATCGACTATCTAAACATCTGTGTATCCAGTAGATTCAAGAATGGCAGCAACATCAATTCATATACGATGATCAAGGCTATTGCAGAGGAACTGAGAGGTCTAGCAGTAGAGAAAGACATTCCGATCTTTTCGGCAACACAAACAAATCGAAGTGGTTTTGCCAACAGCGATGTTGGTCTCGAAGACACCTCCGAATCTTTTGGTTTGCCAGCAACAGCAGACTTCATGTTTGCTCTCATCACAACCGAAGAATTGGAAGAACAAGGACAGATTCTTGTCAAGCAGTTGAAGAACAGATACAATGATGTCTTCACAAACAGAAAGTTTGTTCTCGGTATCAACAGAGGAAAAATGAAGTTGAGTGATGTAGATAACTCCACTGTCAATCTTCAAGGAAGTAATCAAGAAGAAACAGATATGTCGTGTGGAGTTGGATTTGATGGTAGAAACTATGACGAGAAATTTGCCGCGAATCGAAGTAAGATTCGAAATCTAAAGGTATGAAAGGCATACAATGAGAAGAAACGACAACAACACAAGAAGCACTCCAGAGAAGTATTCGCGAGAGTGGCAAGAAGAGTATCGAATGTGGTATGAGAAGTGGCGACGAGATAGTTGGAACAAGACGTTTAAAGATATTCGCAAGAGAAGAAAGAACCGATGATAATGAGCGAAGTCTGGATCGACAAAAAGTTTGTCAACTTTCTTTCGGGTTCACTCGAAAAGTTCTCTTGGAAGAAAGAGAACTTGGCTAACTTTCGTTGTCCCTTGTGTGGAGATTCAAAGAAGAACAAGAACAAGTGTCGTGGGTTTTTATACGAGTCAAAAGGATCATACTACTTCAAGTGCCACAACTGCGCAGTTTCCATGTCCCTCTATAGTTTTCTAGAGTCATACTCACCAGCACTAAAGGCAGAGTATCAGATGGAAAGATACCGAAGCAAAAGAGATCCCAAGAAAAGAAGAGTGGAAATAAAGTCAACAGGAACAGAAGAGATGTTTAGAAAGAAACGAAAGGAAGTGGTAACGTCAAAATACCTGAAGCCATTGCTTGATCTAGAATCAAAGCATCCTGCTAGAATGTTTGCCAAGATGAGAATGATTCCGAAAGACAAGCAGAGTCTTCTATACTTCACAGAAGACTTTGGTAGGTTTTCCAGAGAACTAACAGGTTCAAAAGCAGACTGTGGTGCAGAGCCAAGAATAGTGATTCCCTTCTTTGATCGAGAAGGCAACATGGTTGCTGCACAAGGAAGATCTTTGAATATCAATTCAGTGAGAGGTAGTGCTGAAGGCTCAAAGGAAAACAACAAGAAGTTTCTTCGATACATCACAATCAAGAGTGAAGGTCTTCACGACAAACTTTGGTTTGGACAGTGGAGAGCCGATCCAAACAAGAAGATTTACATTGTCGAAGGACCACTCGATAGTCTTTTTCTTGACAACTGTATCGCAATGGTTGGTGCTTCTGGTATTGACAACATTCCTCCACATCTACGAGGGACACCCGGAGTATATGTTCTCGACAATGAACCGAGAAATGAACAAATCGTGAAGTTGAATCAAAAACTTGTTGACATGGGAAAGAATGTCTGTATATTCCCTGAGACAATGCGATACAAAGATATCAACGATATGATTTTAGGTGGTTACACAAAGAAGCAGATACAGAAGATCATAGACGATAACACATTCAGTGGATTAGAAGCAAAGGTTAGGTTGAATCAATGGACAAAATTATAAAGAAGGTCTTAGACAAAGGGCATGTTACTTTAGTTGATTACATGGGAAGTGATCTTTCCGTGTGCAATGCTGCTAGAGTTTCCTTTGCAAACGAAAGCGATTGGGATATAGATCAAGATGCCGTTGAACGACTGAGTAGGTCAGGATCTTCTTATCGAGAGGAAGATGTTCGTAAACTATCAGTCCGTGATGAAAAACTTATTGGGTATTTGGCAAGACATAACCACTGGACACCATTCGCACACCCACAGATCACCTTGCGAATCAAGGCACCGGTTTCAATTCGCACACAATTTTTTAAGCACAAGCAAGGCTTCGTGGAGAATGAGATATCCCGCCGCTACGTTTCGTTTGAGCCTGAGTTCTACACTCCAGAGTGGAGAGGAAAGCCAAACAACGGAGCAAAGCAGGGAAGTGATGGTTTCTTGGAACTTGACAAGTCATTCACTTTACCTTACCATGATGCGATTGAGCAGTGCAAGAAGGCTTATACTAAACTGCTCAACTGCGGAGTCGCACCAGAACAAGCAAGATTTGTTCTTCCACAAGGAATGTATACCGAGTGGTATTGGACAGGATCACTAGCCGCGTATGCTAGATTCTATAGTCAAAGAATAGAAGAACATGCACAATGGGAAATCAGAGAGTATGCAAAGGTCATAAATGAACTTCTACAACCACTGTTCCCGGTGTCGTGGAAAAACCTTACTACATAAAAGACACACAAAGGAAAACATAATATGAGCAAACTACCTACTCTCTATCAGGATTTTATACATTTGTCTAGATACTCTCGTTGGATTCCTGAACTCAACAGAAGAGAAACTTGGAGCGAAACTGTAAAGAGATACTTTGACTTCTTCGAAGAACACCTGAAGTCAACACATGAATATGAAGTGTCATCAAAGGAAAGAAAGGAACTGGAAGATGCCGTGATCAATCTAGAGATCATGCCTTCCATGCGAGCCTTGATGACAGCAGGAGAAGCACTTCGAAGAGACAATGTTGCGGGTTACAATTGCTCGTATGTTGCAATCAATAGACTCAGAGCATTCGATGAAATTCTTTATGTTCTAATGTGCGGAACTGGTGTTGGTTTTTCTGTGGAGCGAGGAGAGATTGATCTTCTTCCAACCAACGCAGAAGAGTTTCACGAAACAGATACAACCATTGTTGTTGCAGATTCGAAGATCGGTTGGGCAAAGGCATACAAGGAACTACTATCACTTCTTTCCAATGGACAAATTCCAAAGTGGGATGTGAGTAAGGTTCGTCCTGCTGGTGAACGTCTTCGAACCTTTGGTGGAAGAGCATCTGGTCCAGAACCTCTTGTCGATCTTTTCGAGTTTACGATTAACACATTCAAGAAGGCTGCTGGTAGAAAGTTGACAAGCATTGAATGTCACGACATCGTTTGCAAGATTGCAGAGATCGTGGTTGTCGGTGGTGTCCGTCGTTCTGCTTTGATTTCTTTGTCTTCTTTGATGGATGATCGAATGCGAGAGGCAAAGAGTGGACAGTGGTGGATGAGTGAACCACAGAGAGCCTTGGCAAACAACTCGGCAGTCTACAATGGAGGTCCAACTGACATAGGAACCTTTATGAAGGAATGGATGTCTCTGTATGAGTCCAAGAGTGGTGAGCGAGGAATCTTCAATCGAAACAGTGCAAAGAAGCAATGCAAGCGAATTGCAGAGAGTAGAGGCAATGGTCATGTTCACCGAGATTCAGAACACAACTTTGGAACAAACCCTTGTAGTGAAATCATTCTACGAGACACAGAATTCTGTAATCTGACTGAAGTTGTCGTTCGAGAAAACGACACAATAGATTCCCTCAAGAGAAAGATTAAACTCGCAACTATACTTGGCACTTGGCAATCCACACTAACCAACTTCAGATATCTCTCTTCTGGTTGGAAGAACAACTGCGAGGAAGAAAGACTGCTCGGTGTTTCCCTCACTGGCATCATGGATTGTGAAACAACAAGATGCACAGACAATCTAGACTTCCATCTTCAGGAGATGCGTAAGGTTGCAGTAGATACAAATAAGAAGTATGCTCAGAAGTTAGGCATTCCACAATCAGCGGCTACAACTTGCGTAAAGCCAAGTGGAACCGTCAGCCAATTGGTAGATGCCGCTTCTGGTATTCATGCTCGACACAACGATTACTACATTCGAACTGTTAGAGCAGACAACAAAGATCCTTTGTGCCAGATGATGAAGGACAAAGGGTTTCCACATGAACCATGTGCAATGAAGCCCGATAACGTGACAGTCTTTTCTTTTCCGATTAAAGCACCAGCAGGCTGCGTTACTAGAACTGATATGACTGCTATAGAGCAATTGGAACTTTGGTTGCTCTATCAAAAGTATTGGTGTGAACACAAGCCATCCGTGACTATCACAGTGAAAGAACACGAATGGATGGAAGTTGGTGCATGGGTATGGAAGCATCTTGATGATATCTCTGGTATATCTTTCCTACCTTTTTCTGATCATGTGTATAAGCAAGCACCGTATCAGGACATCGACGAAGAGACATACATAAGAGAACTCGCTAAGATGCCAACGGACATTGATTGGTCTGCACTGGCAGAGTATGAAAAGCAAGACAACACATCAGGATCTCAAACCTACGCATGTAGTGGAGATTCCTGCGAGGTAGTTGATCTTACTTAAATAAGGAGAATGATATGATTAGAATGTTTACTAGTGTAATGATTTTGGGCATGTTTGCAGCACCTGCTGTTGCTCAGGATGAAATCTATAATGATGCGATTCAGCAAGCACAATTGCAAACTGCATTGAATCAACCATCAGTTGATGTTGGTGGATTTATTCAAACAGGTTGGGAGTATTCGAATGGTGGTGGTCTTTCTACGGAGAATGGTTTCTTTGTTGAGAGAGCAAGAATTAATATCAGTGGAGATCTAGCAGATGAGACAGTATCGTATCTCGTCAGTGGTGAGTGGAATAATACTTCAAATAATTTTAACCTTCTTGATGCCTATGTTGATTTTAGGTTGTTCGATTTCGGAGTATTCGAGACTGGCTCAACCGTCCGAATTGGTCAGTTCGTTCCCGACTTCTACGGAGGATTCGTTGACGATCCAACCAAACTTACAACCTACAACTATAGCGTCTCAGCCCTTACCTTTGGTCAGGGAAGAGGACAAGGTATTCAATTCAGTAGAGGATTCGGAGAAAGTCTTCGAGGAAGTTTCTTCTACAACAACGGATTCGACAATTTCCGTGGACCCGGAGACAACAACTATGCAGTCGGTGGTAGTTTACACTATCATATTGGCTTTGATCTCAATCTTAACGCTGGATATGCTTATAGTAGTACGGGGTCGGAAACAAATTCGTATACACTAGGAGCAAACTGGGCGCGAGATAGATTCAGTCTAGATCTAGATTGGATTCAGAACGACGCTTCAGGATCATGGGACAACTGGTCCCTAGTTTCCACGGTTGCCTATCAGGTCGAAAGCGATCTTGAGGCATTTCTACAGTGGGAGTATGGTGAGTATGAAGGTGATCTTAACCTTCTTACTCTAGGTGCTAATTACGAGGTAAATAGTGCCATGACATGGACCAATAGTTTTGGTTATTCCATCCAAGACCTTGGTTCGAATTTTAATACAGACAGCACGGGTTGGCGTTCTGGTGCCGGTGACGGTCAGTACGTCATTCGTAGTGTTGTAACTTTTAGTTTCTAAGAAAGGATAGAATATGGAAGATTCAAAAGGATGTGCAAGCCCATGTTTTTGGGGCTGGATGGGCAAGAGAGTTTTTGGTTTGAGCCTAGTTGTTTGGCTCGTCTTCTTCGCCCTGCTACCATTCAGTGCCCGTGGCATTGGTTGGAGCATCAATGGTCTAAGTGGACTTTGGGATCGCGGTGAACGAGTCATCGCTCCCGCACGCGAGGATGGTCGTCCGCGAGATCGCGCACGCGACTAACACACGCGAGTCAACCTATGAAAACACCCCGAATGGACTCGGGGTTTTTTCATAGATACAGTAGGAGGATCTATGATATTAGCAGGCATTGACTACTCTTTGCGTGGACCATGCATATGCATCTTCAATGGAAGATTACGAGATCCTTTTGTTGTCGATAAATGTTCCTTCTACTATCTCACAACTGTAAAGAAAAATGCCGAAGTCTTTGGTAACATCTTTTATGGAGAGATGTTCGAAGACTACAACCATGAGTGCGAGAGATACGAATCCATTGCAGATTGGGCGGTGGATAAGGTGCTTGCTTGTGATCAAATTGCCCTTGAAGGATATGCATATTCTGCTAGTGGCAGAGCAGTGTTTCAGATTGCAGAGAACTGTGGACTACTCAAATACAAACTACATCAATGCGGCAAGCCTGTTGAGATCATAACTCCATCTGCTGTCAAAAAGTTTGCTACTCAAAAAGGAAATGCAAACAAGGAAAAGATGGTTGATCAGTTCACCAAAGACACTGGTATTGATCTCAAGAAACTGATAACTCCTGACAAGAAAGATGTCGGGAGTCCAGTCAGTGACATAGCAGATTCTTTTTACATCTGCTGGAAATTGTATCACGATATCAAGAAGAAGAGTTAGAGTCTTCTGGGTTTGGTGAAATCTTTGTAGAGAATATATCCGAAGATAAAGATCACGATCAACCATATCACAGAAAATATGATTGCACCCGGATCAGTCCATCCCCATTCCAGTGCAGGGCTAGCCTGCTCTTCGTTTGATGGAGAAGATGTTCTGAGAACTCTTTCACCAGTTGCACAAGCACTTGCAATAAAACATAATAGCAAACTCAAAATATACTTCATCTTGTTCTCCCTACAGCAGAACCAAAGTAGAATCCTACGATTGTTACCAGTATCTGCCTGTTCTCTGTTGTAAACAAATATCCTCTTACTGTCTCAAAGGTAATGACCTCATTCGTTCCAAACAAACCGAAGAAGTCAAGAGGAGCGTTCTTCTTCTCGATGACTTCAACGATGGTTGGAATTCCAAAGAAGGGCAAAATGAAAGGTGCGAGAATCGTTCCAAAAAGAATACAAAGCACGATGAGTCTTCTAACCCATTTTCCTGCTTCTGATCCTACTCTCTCAATTGCTTGATTGTGAGCATCGTTGGTTGCCTTGTTGGCATCCATCATTCTGTTGAAACGATCCTGTTCGTTTTGTCTTTTCTCTGCTAGAGACTTGAAGATAAAACCAGTTATGCTCCCTCCTACGAGGGAAAGAAATTCTGTAGTCAAAAAAGATTCAATCATTAGTTTTTCTTGTTATGCCTCAGTCGATTGTCATTCCATCTACGACGAACAAACATAGTTTCTCCTGTTACTCCATTCTTGATGACAACAGGCTTTGATGGGTTTCTCATTGAGTAAGACTTTATCTCTCTTCCTATTTCACTTTCCTCATCAACATAACTACTCCACCTTGCGCCCCTTGCCTTGGCACCAGTGGACTTTAATCTGTTGAACTCTGCTTCGGAAACAGTAAAAACTTTTCCTGCGTATAGTTGTAGTTCTTTTCTTCTTTTCCTCTGAAGAGTGGGACCATCTGGACCACTCACAGTCTTGAAGGTTCCGGGTCCGGCTGTTTTTGATGACTTGGCAAGATCGCCAGATACATTGGCGATTTCTTCAAAAAGTTCTTTCAATGACTTCATCAGATTCTCCTCAATATCTCTACCACCTTTGTATCCAGTGGTATCTTTATATAGTCTTCCTGCTCTTCGGGTAGATAGTTTAGATAGACCAAAAAGGTTTTGAGTAAAGGCTTGAACTTGTCTTCCATTTTGTAGAACAGCATCTTTGTTGCTGCTTCAATTTCAAATACATTGTACATCACGATGATATGATTCAATATCAATCTTTCCTTGAGTTCGCCTGTGCTATGGTATCTACCAAACAATCTCTTTATGTACTTTATTCTGCTTATGTCTTCTTCAAATTCAGACTCGCTAGTACAATGAGGATTGTTGTAGTTGTCCATAGCATATTGCATGAACATATCATCGTGGTTTAAATCATGCATCATCCTCTGAAGCATCTTTCCACTTTGCCTTTGCTCTTAAACTCTGTAATTGTTTGTCTACTTCTCGTTGAAACGACTTCTGAAGATTTGTCGATTGAGGATTTCCTTCTGAAGCAGTGTTGAAGTGCTTCTGAAGAATTTTTGTAGCATCATCAGCAATATGAGGTCCATCTGATAACTTGATAATTTCTTCGGCAGCACTGCTAACGTGATCAGAATAACTATCCGGTAAAACTGGTGATCCACTAATCACACTCGCTGCTGCATCAATTACACCCTTCAGACTTGACGATGTGTTGTTGAAGGGATTTGGTTGTGTTGTCATGTTAACTCCTTTTCTATAAAGTATGTATCCATTAGTTCATTCAATTCACCCGGAGTCATCTTCTTGTAACGCTGTACGATCTCATCCGTCCCCTCCTCGGGGGGAGAACTGAAGTCTATTCCGTCTTCCGTTGCTTCTTTGTTCTTAAAGTCACTTTCTTGTAATTTTTTAATCGTGTTCCAGTTGCTTGTATCTAGGAAATTTTCCAACATCTCTCTTGCTATATTTCTTCCTGTTGCCTTTTCAATTCCATCTGTTCCGGGAGAGGAGTTGACTTCAATGATGTATGGCTTCTTGGTGTCTTCTGTAACAGTAATATCAACACCACAAATATAGCAACCACATGCTTGTGCGGAGCGTATGGCTAATGTTTCTATATCTTCTTCAAGGGTGGCAACATTTTTTACTGTTCCTCCGAGTGAAAAATTAGATCTGAAATCAGATCCACCAGATTTTCTTCTCATTGAGGCTAAAACTTTTCCACCAAGAACAATAACTCTCATGTCTCCATCTATTTTTAGGTACTCTTGCATTAACATCTGACACTTTTTATTGTTGGCATACATTGCATCAATGACAGACTGAAGGGTACTTTCATCTTTGACCATGACGACACCCTTGCCCTCAGAACCATAAAGTGTTTTTAGTATGAGAGGAAAAGATCCTCCTATTTGATTGTGTATTTTCTTTACTGTTTGTGGATTTGGTGATGTGATTATTTCTGTTCTAGCAACAGGCAATCCACCTTTCTTCAAAACAGTATGTGTTTTGTATTTGTCTGCACAAGTTTCTACTGATTTCAAACTATTGATAACACAGAAGCCTGAAGTTTCAAACTCATGTATTTTGTCTACGATTCCCGTTCTTCCGTGAATACTACCTCGAACTAAAATCAATGTGTCTTTTGGATCTGCTATCAATCTTTTATTGTGATCAAAGTCAATGACCAAAATTGTCCCATCGTCTCTCGACTCAGTGTAATATCCCGGTGCATAAGGTGATTTTGGTTCAGTAAAAATCACAATATGCTTGATGTTTAATTTGTCACATTCTTTCATTATCTTTCTGACTGTTGGATAGTATCCATCGGTTTCTTCTTGATTCGGTTCGCTGAAGATTATTACCTTCTTTGCCGTAGCAGCAATCTCTTCTGATATAAAATCTTCCGTGATGTCCATGTTGGATCGAAGAACATCATACATCTTCATCACATCTCTGCTACCAAGTCCCTTGGGAACACCTTGTTTGAAGGTTTCGAAATCGTCAGCAGCCGCTGCGGCACGCATCTTGGATGCGCTCATTCCACTTACATCCGTTGCGTCTGGATCTCTTTCTCCTGCACTGACAACCTCGAAGTTGTTGATTCCCATCTCCTCGATGTAGGGAGTTATTGTTTTTCGAAACTCCGATACGCGATCACTTCCAACAACAAGAGTGATGTTTGTGTATCCCTTTTCAACCAAAGATTCCATTGCTTTGAAAACAGTTCTTGCCGACTCCTCGTCTACAACAGTAACCTTTCTGCCAAATGCCTTCTGTAAGAATCCAACCTTATCTTTGGCTGGCAGAGGATTCTTTTTGCTGTCCTGTGAACGACTCGGAAACAAGAAAGGAGTTGCTTTTATTTTCTTTGCGGTAGATGCGATAGCATCCACCAACTTGGCATGACCCGTAGTTGGTGGATTGAATCTACCAAAAGAGAGGACAGCGGATTTCTCCGCTTGACCTCTTAGTAGTTTTACTTCTTCATTTAGAGAAGAAAAAGGTTTCATCCTCTATTCCAAGGCATGTGCTTTGCTGACCACTTCCAAAGTGGAACGCCAACCAAGGCACCGGCAACAAAAATGACGATACCCCAACCAACATGACTTAGAGTAATACCTGCTTCTGCTAATGTGTGCATAAGTTTCTCCTTTACAACTCTATTTATGCTTTTTCCCAATTCTTGGCTGCATTAAAATTGGCGCGGGAAAAAGTCATTCTGTCCACCAATTTATATGCAGTGTTTGAAATCCTATCTATGGCAACGTATCCTTCAGGTGCTGTCACCTCAAATCCATTGTCGGTTCTGATAAAGGTTCCAATAGATTTGACTTTCTGGACCTGTCGAAGTAGATCCAACTTGATGTCTCGAATGGCTTGTTGTATTGCAAATACTTTGATGAGAGATTTGGAATTGCTTCGAATAAAGGACAGCATCTTTTTCTTCTGATCTTCCTTTGCTTTCTTGCCGCGTTCTGTTTTCAACTTCAGAATAGCATCATCAAATCTTTGCTCCATGTATTCTCTGAAGCCAGCATAGATCACACTAGGAGTTCCTATGTTTCCATTTCGAACCAAAGTGTTGTAGTAGGTTTTCAGAAGCATACTGAACTCTGCATCAGATACGATAGCATCTATGGTGCTGAGTGTTGCTCTGTCTGCCATTCTCTTTGCGTTTGTTATCTTTGTCATCACAGAAGTCGATTCTTTGTCAGTGAATGTTGCAACACCGCTTTCGTCTTTGAGGTTGGCATCTTCAAACCACACATCCCTTGTTTGTTTCAGTGACGAGGCATCAACACCAAACGATGCTTTCATTGATGACATTTCTGTTCCTGTGTATTTCGTATGAAAGACTATACCCATCTTGGAGGCATTGATCTGCTTTGCCAACTTGCTACTAGAAGCGACTGCATATGTGATGGTGTTTGGTGTGAAAGTGACATGGGATTCACCATCAATCGTTTCCGTCTTTAGATCATCTTTGGTGTACATCATGTCGCCTTGAATCACATCGGTTATTCCCAACTTTGGAAGACACTCAAGAGCAACCTTCAACTTGTCTGCCAATCCTCCTGAGTGGTTGGCATCTATGTCTGCGTTTGTATAGTTTATCTTTGGAGTGACGTTGAAGACACTCTTGGTTCCGACGAAGAACTTGCCATTCTCTGGATTGATACCACAGAATACGGCAGGTGCGCCATCCCATTTCACGGTAACTCCGTGGCTGCTCTTTGCGTTTCCAGAGAGCATGTCCAACAGAGACTCTGCGAAGGCTAGAGCCTCCTTCATACCAGCCGAGCCATCATTGACGATGGCATCTTCCAGATGCTCTAGATGGAGGTTCTTTCCTCCCTTGGCTTCTCTGAGAAACTTTCTAAAAGTAAACATCAATATCCTTCCATTCCTCCCGGTTCGGCTGGGAGATCCTTGTATTTGATCTGATTCAATTCGTTGGTAGATAAAGAAGAGTATAGACGATTTGCCAACTCCTTGCCTGCTTCGTGATCGCTTGGGTAGTGAACACCAGCATTCAGCCTCGACTGACCACACTCCTCGGCTAAATCTAAGAAACTTTTGCCATGCTCTCTATGTAGTCCTGTGAGATAGAGAGCGATGAGCCTAGACTGCGTGCTGTGTCCGCTAGGATACGCTGGGCTGTCTGCTGTCTTTGCCTTGAGGGGCTCTAGGGGGACGCCTAGAGCCTTCGCCAGAGTCGCTGGTCGTGGTCTACCGTAAAGATACTTTTGCTTTAGAATGACCACAGTGGATGAGTTTATGATCTTATCAAGTGTCCTTTTATTGTAAGATAGATTATTCTCTTTAAGATACTTTACAAAAGGTACGAGCAAATCCACATCCCATTTCTCCATGAGTCTCTGGTTGTCCTCAGAGGACGCCAGACGCTCCTGTAGGGACGCCAGTTCCTCCTTGGTCTGATCCGAGTCGTTCGCTGGAGGAGCCTCTAGGAGACGCTCTGC